CTAAAAGTTCTAAAAAATCTCGTTCTAAGAAGGCTAAGTCATATTAATGGCTGTTCGCAAGACAAAGAAAGGCGCGGAACTTCGTAAGTGGTTCGGCCAAAACAAAGGCAAAGGCTGGGTTGACTGCAAAACAGGTAAACCTTGCGGGCGTTCGGGTAAGAGTGACAAGCGCAGAAGCTACCCCGCTTGCCGTCCTACCAAGGCGCAGTGTAAGTCTGCGGGCGCAGAAACTGCGATGAAGAAGAAAACTTCTTCTAAGCGTGTTAGTTGGAAAAAGAAGAAATAGTTCAGTGGGTTGAGGAATGGGTAGATGTACTATCCAAACCTGATTCAGCGACAAAAGGAACACCTTTGTGTCCTTTTGCTAAACAGGCGTGGCATAAAGGACAGGTTAATGTCCAGACAGATCAAGACCTTTGGGGCCTGGTTTGTCGAGAGATAGAAAAGTTTGATGATACATACAAGGTTGTAATGTGTGTACAAGATGAGCCGGAGCAGGATTACTTTGAGTTAGAGGCGGCCTGTCATTCATTAAACCGATGGCTTGTTTACAGCGGCCTAGACATTTGGTTGTTGTCGTATCAAGAAGACAGGTCCATTATCTTTATACAGCGATTGTCAGATCTTGATGACGCTGCGGACACCCTTCAAAAGTTGGGGTACTATGCTAATTATTCTGCTGAAGATTATCAGCGGTTAATTAAACAACGGAGTGAACTCCGAAGGAGATTGTAAGATGCCTGGAATGATGCGTGGAAAGAAAGCACCTAAGATTAAAAAAGCTCGCGGTGGCATGGTCAAAAAACCCACTAAGATGATGCGCGGTGGCATGGTCAAAAAACCTGGCAGCGGTCCTGTTAAGATGATGCGCGGTGGCATGGTCAAAAAGAAGAAGTAATTTATGGCAACTTCAGGATCACGCGACTTCGATTTAGATGTTGCTGACATTGTCGAAGAAGCATACGAAAGATGCGGGCTTGAGGTTCGCACAGGCTACGATGCAAGGACTGCTCGTCGATCACTTAATATCATGTTCTCCGAATGGGCGAACCGTGGCGTTAATTTATGGACCGTAAAACAAGCAACTTTGACTCTGACCTCTGGTACGGCGACGTACACTTCGGCGAATGGCCTTGCTTCCCCGATGAACGATATCTTGGAAGTAGCGGTCCGACGTTCCGGGACAGACTTCGATATCAACAGGATCAGTCGTGGCGAGTACTTAAATGTGCCGAACAAGACGACGACTGGCCGACCATCTCAATTTTATTTTAACCGACAGACAAGTCCCGAAATCACGCTTTGGCCGACCCCTGACAGTAGCTCCGATCAACTTGTGTATTACTATATCACTCGGATAGAGGACGCTGACACGTTGCAAAACACTACGGACGTTCCTTACAGGTTCTTGCCCTGTATGGTGTCTGGGCTTGCGTATTATCTATCGGTTAAAAAGGCTCCTGAAAGGGTTCAGTTGTTAAAAGCCGTATATGAAGAAGAGTTTCAGAGGGCCGCAGATGAGGATGAGGACCGCGTGTCTTTAAAACTACAGCCCGATATTCAGTACATTAGGTTCTGATATGGCGCGTTACGCTTCGGACAAAAACGCTTACGGTATTTCTGATCGGTCAGGCTTCAGGTATCGTTTGCGTGATATGCGGAAAGAGTGGAACGGGCTTGTTGTCGGTTCGGACGAGTATGAACAGAAGCATCCTCAACTAGAGTCCCCTAATGTTGGTGCTGACCCGCAAGCTTTAAGGAATCCTAGACCGGATAAAAGCGAAGCATTAAGCGTGTTTGTTTATACAAATGTAGTAGGACAACCTATTGTGAGCCCTAGAGCTGTCGGGCAAGCAGGGTTAGTAACGGTGACGACAACATGAGCTTTACATACGCGCAGTTAAAACAAGCAATTCAAGATTACACAGAAAACGACGAAACCACTTTTGTAACTAATCTTCCTATTTTTATTCGTGCGGCAGAAGAGAGGATCTTTAAAAACGTTCAACTCAACTTGTTCCGTAAAAATGCGTCAGCGGCGATGACATCTTCTAATCAGTTTTTAGCGTCCCCGACTGATTTTTTAGCTCCGTTTTCTTTGTCTTACACGGATGGCAGTGGGAATAAAGATTTTTTGTTACTAAAAGACGTGAATTTTCTTCAAGAATATAATCCTAAACCAACTGACACAGGAACTCCTCGGTATTACGCTGTTTTTGATAGTGATAACTTTATAATTAGCCCTACACCGAACTCATCATACGCTGTAGAAATACACTATTTTTACAGGCCGACGAGCCTAACATCCGGAGCAGATTCTGGAACAACCTGGTTGTCGCAAAATGCTACAATGGCGATGTTATATGGATCGTTAATTGAGGCGTACACCTTTATGAAAGGTGAAGCAGACCTTATCCAAAACTATAATCAACGGTTTGCTGAAGCAATCAACGGCTTAAAACTGCTCGGAGAAGCAGAAGAGACTACACAAGAATATCGTGTAGGTCGGGTCCTAAGACCAAAACAATAAGGGGGTGTATGAAACACACTAAATTAAAAGGCGCTAAAATCGCCATTGTAGCGATGGGTCGCTCACAATTAAATTTTGCTATTTCTCTGTCTCATTCTGAAACGTATGACGAAGTTTGGACTATTAATGCTACTGCGGGTATTTATAAAACAGACCGTATGTTCATGATGGATCCTCCGGCTCGTTTTCTCGACGAAGATGCCGCGGGGAATCAAACGGGAGTTGTTTCTAAGGTAATTAGAGAAAAACAAGACTTTCCTATTTACAGTTGCACTGAAGATCCTCGATGCCCTTCTATAGAAAAATATCCTATTTCTGAGGTAATCAAAGACACAGGGCTTTGTTACTTTAACAATACTGCCGCGTATACACTTGCATACGCTGTATATCAAGAAGTCAAAGAAGTTCACATCTTTGGGATTGATTTTTCTTACGCAAATCAACTTCATTTTGCCGAGGCGGGAAGAGCATGTTGCGAGTTTTGGTGCGGCATTCTGACCTCAAAGGGAGTGCGTCTTTCTGTTGCCCCTGAATCTGCTTTCATGGACACAAATGTTCCTTCTGAGCAAAAATTGTACGGATATCATCGGTTAGACGATCCTCCACATGTATCTTTTGATAAAGGTATGTTAAAAATAGTTCCTTTATCGGAAGTAAAAGCACCGCCAGATCCAACAGATGGCGCAGGAATTTTATATAAGGGTTAAATATGTTTGATATGAAACTTGATGTGGCGGAGACTTTAACGCCTTTTGTCAAAACTACGAACGGAAGGGGGCATACCCCAGAAGAAGTAGCTGAGATGTGCGTAGATCGTTTGATTACTGTGGGAGACAAGTCTCATCCCCTTTTGCAGGCTCAAGCCCGAGCTTTCAAAGAACAAATGCTTGTAGTTGTTACCAGTTATATTAAAATGGGAATTAAACAAGACCGTGCTACACTGTGCGGGGACCTCCGTAAGGCTGGTCAAATAGAACTTGCCGATCAACTTAGGAGACTATGATATGGCGTTTTCAGGAAACTTTATGTGTACATCTTTTAAGGGTCAACTCTTAGAAGGCACACATAACTTTAAAACTGACGGAAATACTTTTAAGTTGGCGTTGTACACTAATAGTGCTTCTTTTACTGCGGCAACGACTGCCTATACGACAACAAATGAAGTTGCGGCTTCTGGTTCATATGCCTTGGCTGGTGGAGCTTTGTCAAAGCAGGGCGTAACAACGTCTGGAACAAAGGCTTTTACAGATTTTGCTGATTTATCCTTCACTACGGCTACTATCACGGCTCGTGGCGCGTTGATTTATAATGACACCGCTTCAGGTGATCCGTCAGTGGTTGTCTTGGACTTTACTGCGGATAAAACCTCAACTGCTGGCACGTTTACAGTTGTGTTTCCAACAGCTAACGCGACTTCAGCGATCATTAGGGTCGAGTAATGTCTAGCCCTCCTGACGGCTGGGGCCGTGCGGGATGGGGACAACTTGCATGGGGTGAAGGCGAAGCTGACGCCACCGTCCCTTTTACTGGCTGGGGCCGTGCGGGCTTTGGCGAACTTGCTTGGGATGAAGGCGATGTTTCTGTCGCTAATTCTTCGGGGCAGGTTGGCTCTGTCACCGTTTCTACCAATGTAAATGCTTCTGTAACAGGTCTTGGTGCTCGGGGTAACCCAGATCTAGCCGGGGCTCAAAACGCTGAATACTTTGTTCCTACCGATTCAGATAGCCCAAATGTCACAGTCATGGCATTTGAAGACAGCACCACTGTTTTCTCTGATGGGTCTTCTCTCGGCACAATCACTTCCGCTGGTGGAACGCTTACTGTCAGTGCGTCCGACTACGAAAACAAACTGATATCTGCCGACAAGCCAATCACACTACAGAGTTCTAACAATGAAACTACTGGTGTGCCTACATCTTGGCAGGGTACGTCGTTCGGTCTTCGGAACACACGAAACGATGTTCATTTACAATTTAGATCTATATCAGGCACGGCAACTGTTGAGATATTCAAAAAGGGGTCGCTGGTAACCACACTCAGTGTTCCGGACAACACTACAACGATACAAATCTACGCAGAGGATACCGATGATCCTGAGTATCGAATATTCTCAGATTTGCCGATTGTTAGCTTCTTGTCGCGTGATGCG